GGTATCGGATCCGGAGTTGTTTTAGGTTATGATATGAAAGCAGCAGCTGAAGCTGTTAAAGAGGAAAACGAAAGAGTGTCTGGACTGATTGGTATCAACAAATCAGCAAGAACTACAACAGTAAAACCATCTGGAACTTCTTCATTGGTATTGGGTACCTCATCAGGTATTCACGCTTGGCACAACGACTTCTATTTGAGAAGAATTCGTGTTGGTAAAAACGAATCAATATACCAATATTTAGTTACAAATCACCCAGAATTAGTTGAAGACGAGTATTTTAGACCACATGACACTGCTGTGATTACAATCCCACAAAAGTCACCAGAAGGATCCATATTAAGACACGAGTCCGTTTTTCAAATGTTGGAAAGGGTTAAAAAAGTTTCACAAGAATGGATTAAAACTGGTCATAGAACGGGTCAAAATACCCATAATGTATCAGCAACAGTTTCTATTAAAGAAGATGAGTGGGATTTAGTTGGTGATTGGATGTGGAAAAATAGAAAATTCTACAATGGATTATCAGTTTTACCATATAATGGTGGAACTTATACTCAGGCACCATTTGAAGATTGTACTGAAGAAGATTTTGATAGATTAGTAACTACATTAAAGGATGTTGATCTAACTAAAATCATTGAATTACAAGATAATACCGACCTTAGAGGTGAAGCAGCTTGTGCTGGTGGAGCTTGTGAAATTGTGTAAGTCATGAAAATTAACTGGGGTAATAATACAACACTAACGTATCAAGTGTTATTAGCGTTCTATAATTTAAGAAAAAAAAATTAAAATGACCGTAAACCCATCTAAAGATTGGATACAACAGTTATATGTTCAGGAGATAAGTAAAAAATCTCCTGAACCTGACTTTTATAAGGATAAGTTTGGTAATATTGTAATGACAGAATCGTTTCACATAAAGAGAGGAAAATGTTGTGGTTCCGGTTGTAAACACTGTCCATACGAACCATTATACCAAAAAGGAAGTACTAATTTAAAAGAATCACTGAGAAATCAGTGATTTTTTTTTATTTATATAAAATATCTGAATACTATATTTATTAGATATGTCTAACGGTATAACATATGGTATAACATTCCCATTTAGGGATTCTTTTGTTGGGAGATATCTTGACGCTTCAGATACTATTGACGAAGAAATTAGAAATAATTTAATCCATCTTCTATTAACTAGAAAAGGGAGCAGGTATTTTTTACCAGATTTTGGTACAAGATTATATGAGTATATATTTGAACCACTAGATGGGCCAACATTTAGTGATATCGAATTTGAGATTAGAGATTCGGTTGAAAAATACATACCAGGTATACTGATAACAAATATAAAAATAACTGACGCTTCGTTAGGTTTGGAGGATAAAGGTACTTTTATTACGGATTCAGGTGAAAGAGAATTTAAAGTGACCAACATTGGGGATAGGGAACATACCGCTAAAGTTAGAATAGACTATAGAATAACCAATCAAGCTTTAGAAAGCAGTGATTTTGTAATTATTAACATATAACATGGCTGAAAAGAAAATATCGTACACAACAAGGGATTTCCAAGGGATAAGAACTGAGTTGATTAATTTTACTAGAACTTATTATCCAGACTTAATTCAAAACTTTAATGACGCTGGTATTTTTTCAGTGATGTTAGATTTGAACGCTGCGGTAACCGATAACCTACAATTTCAAATAGATAGAAGTATTCAAGAAACAGTATTACAATACGCTCAACAAAAATCTTCAGTTTACAATATCGCTAGAACATATGGTTTAAAAATACCGGGACAAAGACCATCAGTAGCTTTAGTTGACTTTTCGATAAATGTACCACCTTTTGGTGATAGTGAAGACTTAAGGTATTGTGGTATTTTAAGAAGAGGGTCTCAGGTTAGTGGTGCTGGTCAACCATTTGAAACAGTTTATGATATAGACTTCTCATCACCAGTTAACGCTGAAGGATCACCAAATAGATTAAAAGTACCAAATTTTAACTCAGATGGTTCATTAAGTAACTACACAATAACAAAACGAGAAGTTGTCGTTAATGGTATAACAAAGGTATTTAAAAGAATTATAACAGCTAATGACGTTAGACCATTCTTTGAGTTATTCTTACCTGAAAAAAATGTATTAGGTGTTACCAGTGTATTACTTAAAGATGGTACACAATATAATACGGTACCACAACCACAAGAATTTTTAGGGTTGGACAATAGATGGTATGAAGTAAAAGCTTTAGCTGAAGATAGAGTCTTTATTGAAGACCCAACTAAAGTTTCTGATCAACCAGGGGTTAAAGTTGGAAAATATATAACAACAAATACAAAGTTTATTACAGAATATACACCTGAAGGATTTTTAAAAATGACATTTGGTGGGGGTAGTGTTTCAGCGGAAGAACAATTACGTGAGTTTGCTAGAAACGGAGCTTATTTTGACTTAAATAAGTACTCAAATAATTTAGGATTGGGATCAGCTTTAAAATCAAACTCGACTTTATTCATACAATATAGAATTGGAGGTGGACAAGCAACAAATTTAGGGTCAAACGTTATAACACAAATAGGGACTGTATCATTCTCAGTTAACGGTCCATCTGACAGTGAGAATAGATCAGTAATAAATTCGTTAAAGTGTAATAATGTTACCGCAGCTATTGGTGGATCTAACCAACCAACAGTGGAGGAAGTTAGACAATATGTATCATTTAACTTTGCCGCACAAAACAGAGCGGTAACAATCAATGATTATGAGTCCATATTGAGAATGATGCCATCACAATTTGGTGCTCCAGCTAAAGTATCGGTATTGGAAGAAAATAATAAAATTAAAATAAAAATGTTATCATACGATACTGAAGGTAACTTAACTGACAATATATCAAATACAATAAAATCTAATGTAGCTAACTATTTATCTAACTATCGAATGATAAATGACTATATTTCTATAGAATCAGCTAGTCCAATAGATCTTGGCATTGAAGTTGATGTTGTTTTAGATTCCACACAAAACCAAGGGTCTTTAATTAGTAAAACAATAGACATTATTAGTTCATATTTTAGTCCATTGAACCAACAATTAGGTAAAAACATTAATGTGTCAGAAATTAGACGATTAATACAAAGTGAAAATGGTGTAATTAGTATTTCAGACATTAAATTCTTTAATAAAGTTGGGGGTCAATATTCATCAAACCAAACATCACAAAGATATTCCGATCCATCAACAAAACAAATTGAGTTGGTTGCCGATACAATTTTTGCTGAACCAAGTCAAATCTATCAAATAAGGTACCCAAATAAGGATATATCTGTTAGAGTTCTTAATTTTAAAAACATTAATTTCTCTTGATAATTTATTTTTTTATATTTAGGACTATTTTTTGAAAATAGGAAATAAACTATTTATCAAAAAAAGACTTAATGCCAAAATCATATAGAATACGAACACAGGTAGGTGTTGACAAATACATTAACCTAAAACTAGAACAGGATTTTGAAACTTTGGAAATCTTATCATTAAAGATCAACCAAAGTGATATATACACAAGAATATGTTCTGACTATGGTGTTATTGTTGGTCGAGTATTTGTTAATGGTGGATACGGATTACCTAACGCTAAAGTATCATTATTTATTCCATTAGAAGATTTAGACGAATTAAATCCGGTAATATCTGAATTGTACCCATATAAAACATTATCAACACTAAATGATAATGGATACAGATATAATTTATTACCAAAAGAACCATCTTATCCTGGACATTCAGCTACAGGTACATTCCCTTCTAAAGAGGAGGTTTTAATAGATCAAACAACCATAGAAGTTTATGACAAGTATTATAAATTTACGGTAAAAACAAACGATAGTGGTGATTATATGATATTTGGGGTACCAACAGGTAGTCAAACTATTTTTATGGATATAGATTTATCTGATATGGGTTGTTTCTCATTATCACCACAAGATCTAATTAGAACTGGTCAAGCTAACGAAACACAATTAAATGGTACAACATTTAAAACATCAACAGATTTAAATGAATTACCACAAATTAAAACATTAAACAAAATAGTTGAGGTATCACCATTATGGGGTGAGGAGGATGTTTGTCAAATTGGTATTACTAGAGTTGATTTCGATTTAACAACCGAAAGTAGTGTTAAAATTGAACCAACAGCTATTTTTATGGGTTCAGTCGTATCAACGTCAAACGATGATTATTTAAGTGTTGGTTGTGTACCAAAACTAGACATGGGTAATCTTTGTGATTTAGTTTCAGGTCCAGGACAAATTTTATCAATAAGACAGACAATAAATGTTGATGAATTTGGTGACCCAATATTAGAACAATATGTATTAGAAAACGACGGCAAAATTATTGATGAAAACGGAACATGGTTAGCTAATTTACCCATGAACCTTGATTATATAACCACAGATGAATTTGGTAATCAAATTATATCTAATGACCCAAACGTGGGGAT